AAGGCTGCCACTTTCTTTCGATTAGTAAAAATTTCCCACCATTGGTCACAACTCATACCACAAACTCCTTTTTTAATATCTGCTTAAATTTCTTATCATCAATTCTCAAGAAAGGTCTATACCTTTGGCAGAAAGTAAAGATGTCAGGCCACACAATAGGATCATCTATCTCTTTATTCCACTTCTTGAAACACTCTAATAGTATATCAAATCCTATCAAAGTTTCAATAGCTATCTCTGAATTGGTATACAAATTTAACAGAATAGGATGCTGGCCGCCGGGGCATGAAAACAGACCATCAAACTTTCCAGTATATCCATCTCCAATCTTGGACACATCTTGCTGGAAATTATATGAAAGCGATTCTTGAAAAGACTTCCACTTTGTGTATTTCTGTTCGGCCTTTACTCCAACCAATTCGCGAATCCATACCTTAGGATTGTCTAGCAAATTACTCGCAAAGTAATTTTTGATCTCTTCGTCTTTGCCCTCAAACTTTCGTGCAATCTTCTCGTAAAAGAAACGATCCTTTCTGGCATAAAAGGTATCTGCATTCACTCGGATCTTTCCATTGTACTTGAAATAGTCATACGAACCATCAGAAAAATGTTGCTTGACGGCCAGATATGTCTGATATACTCCTAGTGCATCCATTATCTATGAAACCCCGCACATCCAGAAGGATTGATCCACATACGATCAATATATTCAAGCACCTTTCCACCAATCTTATCGACGCCCCTATGGTACCATACCTCGGACGGAGTGTTCATAATAGAAGAATGTAATCCTAACGCCAGCTCCTTGTCTTGACAGGCCGTAACCAAAGAATTTAGATATGTCCTAATCGTAAATAGAATGTCATTGTTCCGCAGTTTCATAAACGTCTGTCGTTCCGTACGAATAAAAATCTTCCACGCAATACTATGCCCATTAAACTCTCCTATTTGATTTCTTTTAGAAGAAGGCTGGTGCAATTGTTCATCTGAAGTGAGCGTCCAGTTGAAACGCTCAACCGGAATTTCCTGCTCAAGACCATCCAACTTATCATTAGGAATAGGCCCGTGAATCTCCCCCAAAGGCTTTCCCATCTTCTCTTGTAGTGACCAATAAGAAGGAAAACAAACTGCGGCGGCCCTTAGGACCCAACCGTCGTCAGTCCGGCGAAGAATGCACAAGTCTTCTTGGACAATACGGGCCAACTCCTCAAGCCCATACTTTCCTACTCCTGGTTTCCACACTTCAACATAAGGGCCTCCAAAATAATTACGATATATAAATTTAGGATCATACGATCCTTTTTCAGGCGCCGTCTTGACCCTTTCAAAAAATTCTCTATCGTATCCCCAATCACTCCAATTTGGATTATTAGATGATATAGGAAGATCATGCTCAAGATCCGTAACGTGCCACATCCCCAAATTTCGCATTTCTTCATGGGCCTTGAGGGTCTTCTTTTTATTTAGATCCTGATAGACAGCATCACGACAATTATCAAGGAACCAATGTTTTTGATTCATGTAAAAGGGCCAATACTTATCAATATCAAAAATCGATTCCGAAAGAGTAGTTCCTAGGCTTCTGCGTTGAGACAACTTGATCGGCGCCAGGTCAAAATCAATCTTCCCCGTACCATCTTTGTACGGGGTATACTTGGGAACGTCAAGCCCAGAATAAGGCTTGTCATCCCTACCTTTAAAGGCGTGTGGATTAGGCTTTGGTGAAAACATTATATAGGAAGTCTACTAGACGCCTTTTCCATAAGGTTTAATTCTTCAGACTCGGCTTGTAGCATTTGCTTGACAGTCTTACTACATAACTTAGCGGCATCCTCCACTTCAATTCCTGTCTGCCCTGCACATATTACAATAGCATCCATATAAGAAACACCATCCGAAGATACTGATTCTTCAACCAACCTAGAGAAATCATCCTTTGACATTATCATATCTTCACTATCTCCTATAAAAAATGTGCTGGTCGATGGTTGCAACTTCTTCCATGTGCCCGGACCAATACGGATTCACATAGTCTGCGTGATAGTGCGTGACCTCATCGAACTTCAAGAAGTCTGCGCGACCACTCAAGACATCATCTGTGATGCGAACTGATTCCTTCCATGCGGCATCGGCTTTCTTTGGCACATTTGACCTGTTGTCCTTCACCCAAGAAAACTGCCTGTCCTGACGGACCACTTCACATATCGTATCGGGATACCTTGTATCCTTTACACGATTCATGACCACCAGACCGACTGCCAGTTTACCCAGAGCAGATTGATTTGCAGACTCGAAATAGATATTTTGTGCCATACAGTATTTATCTGCCTCGCTATAGTTTGCAGGCAACTTCTTTTCCTTACTCGCAGATGAGGGCTGGTAATAATGAAAGTGAATGTTTGGCGAAGGCTTGTTTGGGGCATCAATGATTGTCGGGGGATTGTATTTAATCCTCAGACTTTTTCCATAATTAACTCCAAATGAGAACGAGGATATTGTCAGAGCAACACAGACCCCCACCCAAGTTATAACATTTCTTATCTCATAATTCATATTAGAAACACCTCCGGGCAACAAGGTCAATCAAAACAATTGAACAAATGATTGTAACAAATGGGTTTGCTGCCAAAGTTTTTAGTGCATCAATTATCATTTTCATTTCTATATCTTTCTATGGTTTCTTCTAATGGTTCGACCCAATCCTTTACGGGTGCCGGGAAATATTGAATACTCGGAAGTCTTCCGTAGTCTCCATTCACGGCAACCATGATTAGAATATGGTCAATTTTAATTCCTGTCATCTCTTCATACATCTTGGAATATCCGGCACCCTGCATGAAGTAGTTGTCCACCCATTCTTCTTTCTTGGGTCTTCGGGATGTCTTGAAATCAAGAATTACCGGGACTCCCATCCACTCTCCGATGCAGTCGGCCCTTCCGGCAATTCCTAATTCACTTGAATATAATGCAGGCTCCAGATGATATATCTTTGTCAGATTCTTTGCGAGCGGCTGCTTGAATACTTGGAATAACTCAATTGCATCCGGCAACTTTCCTAAATCATAATCTTCACGGTTATTCAAATAGTCTTCACAAATAGAGTGAACCTCTGTTCCACGTTCACGGGCCTCCTTTGAGATTGCGTTTGCCTTCTTCTCTCCTACTTTCTTTTTCCATGCGGCAATTGAATCGCGTGAAAGAATAGAAAGAACCGATGTCATACTCGGATAACGTACTCCGGGTTCGACTTCATAGTATCGCGTTCCATTTTTATATGTAACGCTTATGGGTTCATAATCTAATTCAACTGGTGGCTCATGGACAAATTCACTCATTTTATTCTCCTACTTTAATCTATCGCCCACTTCCTTTTTAATATCATAATCTGTATTAAACTTCCTGAAATTCTTAGATTTTTCACTAATTCGGTCTTGAACCTCATATCGCGTTCCTTTAATTCCCGATGTCTCATTGATCCGCGAAACCACTTCCCGGTATGACTCGTCTGGTTTAGATCCCATTGTCTCAAGATGTGCAGAATCTCCCATCATGACGTTCCCAATCAACTTACTGACAGTTTTTCGACCACAGTCTGGGCACTTTCTTCGCGTGGGCTTGTCTCGGTCAGCCATTACCAAAGTTTCTGTGAATTCATGATCGCATGAGCGGCATTGATAGTCATACCAGGGCATATTGAAACTAACTCCTCTTCTTCTTGTGGCGGGATTTCTTCTTTCGCTTTGAAGGCTTCTTTGCTTCCTTTTCCTTTCGGACAGAAACGTTTGACTTCTTTCTTCGCAACAACCATTCGCGAATAGTCTCGTTATATCCTTCGGAGATTACAAGTGCCTCATCAATACTTATAAGGCCCTTTTTTACTTGTTGTCGAAGACCCATTTGCTTTTCCATCAAAAAATTTCCTTTCTAAACAACATTATCAACATTCATAACAATTCTACGAGTCCACCAAGAACTCGCTTCATCAATAATATTAAACACTACATCTACATCATTTGTCGGGTTAATTGCATAATATACTATTTTTTTGGCTATGTCCTCTGCATCTGGATAATTCTTTACAAAATAATGAAAACAATAGTACATACTTCTAGTCCAAACTTTTTCTTTATGTGCCACAGTTCCAAACAACTCTCGCATAATTGTCTTCATTATTGACGTACATCTATCAATATGCAAATCGTTTTTAAATTTATCTTTCGCATTATGAAAAATATACCCATCAACAAACTTAGGAACATCCAAAAGACTAACATCACCAATTGTATCTAATATGTTAATTCCATATAAATGCTTCGTAGAAACTTTAAATAACCATTTATTTTGTTCATCAAGAAACCCCATAAACGAACAATCAATTTCTACATACTTAATAAATGGATATTTTTTAGTAATGTAGTTGTTTATAATCTCCTCTATATAGTCCGCAGAATAATGCTGTCTGAACAATAAAACAAAATCCAAATCAGAAACATTTTCTATTGCACATCCACAAGAAGCAGACCCCCTCAAATAAATACTATGAAGATTTTCTCTTGGTAAATTTTCAACCAAAAAAGAAACAATTTCATTAACTGGCTCGGCCCACTTGTCCTGTATTTTTCTCTCCGGCAAAATTAACTTACCAGAAACATCTTCTTTAATTAAATAACCAATTTCCCTAAAATCATCACGAAAAAACCTTTCAATCTCATTATCCATCATACATGTCTCTGTTAATATGATTAAGAGACTCAACATCTTCCATATACTGATTAATGAAATAATCTGAAACACCGTAAATCTTTGCCTCTTCTCGAATGCTATCCTCAAAAAGTTGCCCACGAATGCCAGCAGCAGCAACATCATGTGCAATATTATCCAACACCATTTGAATTTCTTTCACCTTACCCATTACATTATTTCCTTTTGTTAGTTATGAAACTTTGGGGTCCAACCTTCGCCATTAAATTGCAACGACGAACTGGATAATAACTTGACAAGCCCCTTCTTTGCTCCGCACTCTGGGCATTTCTTGAGAGGCTTGTCTGTCACCTTTTGGAGTTCTTCAAAAGTATGTTCACACTTTTTACATTCGTATTCATATACTGGCATTAAAATAATTGCCCTTTGTTTTGAAGATTTTGTCTAATAGATTTTCTTGTATTTTTTAATGAAGTATATATCCTCGAACGAGACACTCCATATTCATTAGAGATTTCACTAATCTTACAATTATCAAAATGCTTCGTCATAAAAACATCAACATCATTTTTAGGCAACGTTCTCATAGACGAATACACATTACCAAGACTCTCTCTAAAAATAATAATTTCTTCTGGACTGGGTATAGGAGAAGGAATCTCTCGAAAAAAATTCCATGATCCATAATCATCTTGAGTTGTCCCATGATATTGAAAATCTTCTATCAATGAAGGAATGTCCATATCAACCACCTTCGCTGCCAGAACCGCTGCCGACACCAGAATTATCGTCCACAAAAGAATCAAGGAAATAATTTTCCAAATCATCCTCCATGTCTTCATAATAAGAATCGAGATAATCGCGATTATTATTGCTTGCTCCAGCACGCCCAGCCCTCCTGTCTTTCATGGCCCCCGCAGAATTTCGGAAATGGGCATCCACGGCATTCCAGTTTCTCGGAAGGTTATTCTTCTTTTTCGTAATCTTTGCCATTTTCTCTATGTCCCTTTGTTACTGATTCGTTCACAATTAACCGTTCACCACACTCACACTTTTCTGTATATATCAAATTATCAACTCTATATACCTGAATCTCTTCGTCTATAACTTCTTTTTCAAGAAATCCATCCTCTATCAAATATTTCAGAGTTGATTCTACTGCCACTATTGTACCAGATTCGTGACCATTCATCCATGCCAAATATCCAATGCCACTCAATGTTGCCAAGACACCGACAAGACCAAAACCCGTGACGTAAAGAGAACATAAAAGCCCAAAGGCAATTATGGCCCCCAGGAGCAGCACGTTGCTATGAGAGTATATAAAAGAATTCGTCAAAACCTTCGTTTGCATCCGGTCTTTCATAGAGTTTTCCTTTTTCTGCGAGTTCTTCTTGAGAACACCCACGTTCAAGTAGTTCGTTATCAGTCAATTCCCATATTACTGCAATCTTCTTGTAGTATATAGGAAACCTATCCAGTATTTTTTCTCGTTCTTTTACCGTCAGATTCTCTCCGTCCACAATGACAGAATCCTTGTTCTTGATAATTTTATTTAGTTTTCTTCTCCTCGAAACCTCTGACGGAGACATTACATGAATCACCCTGTCCCCCTCATCGTCCGACCTCCTCAATTCAGATATAGGTATCCCCGGAAAATTCATTCCCACAAGTCCCCTATTCTGAATATGTGTAGTCTTTCCACACTTTGGAAATCCGATACAAATGTTCACGACCGGGAGGTCTTTATTTTCTGCCCAATATTCAAACTCATCAGAAAATTCATGATTGTTATAAAATATTGATGTGTCATCTGTTATTTGGTTATCATATGGTTTCTTTGTCAATAATCCCATTTCAGTTTTCTCTTTTATATTATATAACCCCGGAGCCATGTTCTGGCCCCGGGGGTCTTACCACCACTATAATGTTACCATCTATTATTTTGTTTTAGTATTGATAAGCGGTTTTTTGATTACTGACCCGTGGAAACTCGCCGCCCAGGACGAAAGAAGGGCTTGGTCATTAACACACAAGGACTCTTCCCCATGTGTCGTGAGGACTTTATTCCCCAACTCCAAAATCATTCTCAGTTTTGATATTACTATTTTGTCTTCAATGTTGCCTGTCCCGTTGTGACGCGGAGTTTACAACAAATCAACAAACATGTAGACTATAGCCGATGCTCTATCGTTTCGATAATTCTGGTGCGAGCGCGGAACTGCTCCACCCGATCATCATCGAAATATGTGGCACCAACCGCAACCAAAAAACCTAACGGACCCAGTAGCCGATTGGGAGAGATTGTTCTATAATAAAACTTTATCTATTTCATTACACCAATCTCTCCACAGGAATTGATAATAAAGTTTTTATATTCAATGTTCATACATAATCGTCATCATACAACTCCTCATCGTAGTCTTCGTAATATACACCACTTGATACAATATCTTTCAGATTCTTTCCGATGGCTCTGCGAGAATGCTTCTTCATTCTCTTCTTCTCTCGACGTTTTGTCTGTTCGTCAAAGTCATCACCATCATCTGCAAAATCGTTCTTCCGTGTGCGAATCTGATCTCGGTTCGTTCTTCCCATAGTTACATTAGAACTCCTGTATGTTCGGCATAAGTTTCGATAGCCGATTCTTTACAAAATAGTTAAGTAGCCCCCTGCGGGCTTCAAGCTCATCTTCGGAATGAAGTGGCCTGGCTGCCTCGTATTGCGAAATAATCTCATCACAAATATCATCGGGAACATAATCAAGGTCAATCAATCTACGGTTTCTATCAAACCATGACACATCACCCGACGTTACCTTTCCTGCCTTCATCCATTCATCAAGGCGTTTCTTGGTAACAGGCTTTTGCCGATCCCCCGTGACGAACGTGGAATCTTTGCTCAGGCAATTTGGAATGCCGTCCCCGACATCTCCCCGAGCAATATGTTCAAACAGAAATTCCTTTGGGTCTTTGACCCGAAGAAACTTCTTCTGAACGGGTGAATATTGATTGATATTGTCAAATTTTTGAAGTTGCATGAAATCCTTGTCACCTGATAAAATCAAGACCTTTTGGGTCTTCAATTGCTTTGCCAAGACGGCAATGATGTCATCCGCTTCTGCCCTATCGTTGTGAATTACCTTATAGGGAAAGTGTTCGTCTATCTCATCCCTAATGGTATTTAGAACATCGAAAATCTTGCCCCAGTCATACCCGGAGGCGGCGCGTGTCTTCTTTCTGTTCTGCTTGTAGAAGGGGAAGACATCTTTTCTCCAAGTATTTCGGCCATCACAACAAATAATTAGTTCTCCATAATCATTGAAGAACTTGTTTCTGTTGAATCGCAGGGAGTTCAGAATCATATGACGAAGCATTGGCTCTTCCACTTCATTAATATGACCCATCTTCAAGTTAATCATTAGATTGCTAATTGCAATCTGATTGAAGTCAACTAGAATAGGCATTTTATTCTCTTTCTATCGTTTCCATAATCAATGCAGTCATTTCAATCAAGTATTCCTCGCTGGAAGTATTCTTTTGGTCACTATGATCTTTCGATCCCCTTAGATATACTGCCGACACCGTTGCTAAAACTTTTTCAAACTTAGTCATTATATTCCCTATCAAGATGCCTGTGGTCGTAGTCAACCCCAGTCCCCCTGTAATTCATCGTATCTACAATATCAATAATATCAAAATCATCCCTATCAACAGACTCATTCAATCTATTAACATAACACACTAAAATTCCTTCTGTTTGTTCTTGATTGTCATGCAATCTCACATTTTTATAATTAAGAATCTTATAACCAAAGACCTCTGCCATATCCCATACCGCATCTTGATTAAAATAAAATCGACCATGCCCCGGCCAAAATCCTTCATGGGGTATAAAATTAATAATCAATCCATTCTGCTTACACACTCTATGGCAATTGGTGTAGAATTCATATTGATCTGGAACATGCTCACCTGTCCCATAATTAGTAACAACATCAAACCTATTATGAAACTCTGATGGCAGTTCTTCTGTCAGATCATACTCCAAAGCGCCCCATTGATTGTTGAGGTCAAAGGATATATGCTCTTTTACATGAAGATGATTTTTATAATATTCCTTTGCTGGCATTCGTTCCTCGCCTTTATATTCCTGATTTCCCATCTCACACATACGAATTTGCGAATAATCAAGATAGGCTTCTCGTAAAGAATCATTTTCAAAATCAATAATTTTCTTTCCGATTCCCATTACTTTTCCGTCCTCATAATAACCATCTCTTTTCCGATTCGTCCTGTCACCGGAAGTTCCTTGGCATTGATATTGTCAAGCACCTTCCTGAGCTTAACCTTGCCTCCGCACAACACATCGGCAAACACCGGAAGAATATAAGACTCGCGAATCTTCTTCTTGTAGGAACGCGACTCATCAAATTCCTTGAGCGTGGTTCCCTTTACCGTCATGCCGACATTGGAAACATACTTGTAAAGAAATCGAGTCTTGGTGTCGAACACCCAGACCTGTGACGCATCAAGAATGGTAGTCGGATTGACACTTTCAATTGCGTAGTCTTCATCCTTCTTCTTGAACTTCAGATTCTTCACAATGTCCTTCGGTGACTTCTGCTTCCGCTTCCGCACCTTCCGATTTCCCTTGCAGTTGTCCAGCCAGTTTTCGGCTTCGTCAATGAGAGCGGCAACAAACTTTCGGAGCTTGGTCTGATTGGTCTTCTTGATATGCGAATACCCTTCCACCAATTGCTCGTCGGTTCCCTCGGCCAACTCTTTCAATTCGGCAAGCTGCTCCTCAAGGTGTGCAATGACAAAACGAGTGTGCGCTCCCTTTACTTCATTCTTCTGAAGGAACGTATAGAGGTCGAATGACTCCGAGAGTTTCGGAAACCCGTCTTCAATATAACCGTCAATTTCCCCATCAATCTCTCCGAGGATTTCGGCGGTTGCATTGCGGACCCTTTGCTGGATGCTGATGACGGGTGCCTTTGCCTTGGTGTCTGCCTTTTCCTTCTTTACGGCAAGAATGGCGTTTCCCTTTTCGACCAGAGATTCCAGCCGGGTGTCAAACTTTTTCTGCTCGTTTTCCGACATCACATATCCATTGGATGCCATGCGTGCCAGATAGGAATAGACATTGCCGATTTCAAAAGGTTCGACGGCATTGACTGCTGCCACCTGCGTTTTGTCATATGACTTATTTGACTTCAGATATGTAATATAATTCTTTTTAATTTCCTTTTGATTATAATTGTAATTATACCAATTAAATGCAAATCCGATTCGGTTCCGAAGTTCCGTTTCTTCAAGGTCTGCCTGATCGCTCCAGTCATCGGGTTCAAATCCCATGTCCGAAGTGGGTGCCGCAGACCGTGCCCTTCTTGCTGCCATTTCTGTGTATCCTTTATCTGAGGTGGTCGAGAGACAATTCTCTCATCCTGGGCCTATTATAATCGCCAAACGGGGCAAGTCAAGTGTCCGGCAAAAATAAATAGGATTTTCTTTTTAAATATAATTTTATTTAAATTCATTATTTTATTAAAAACTGGTGTTTATATTTTAAATATAAATTACAACCACTTTACCATTTTATATACATCCTAGTTTCATCATCGGGATACCCATCAGGATGACCAGAATTATCTATAGAAACTAACGTCTTATTTAAAAAGGTAGTAAATACATTTGTAAATGGAATTTCGCCTTGCAAAATATGCTTGCCTCGTTCTCTGCGATCCTTCATTCCAATGCTTTTATAATGAGGAAGAGATCCAAAGTGGTTATATATCTTAATTAAATCACTATAACGAGAAATACCAAAGCCGCCATTACAATGAGCGGGATATTTCTGACTGGTGTCGCCGGGGTCGTTTGGGGAAAGCCAACCAGCAGGTTGCGGACCTACGGGGCCAAACATACAAACATACCCAACATTTAAATCTTGTTCTAATACACAAACAGCATCTTTATAGTATCCATCTCTAATATAGACAAAATCGTCTTCTTGAAACATCCAATAATCTTGATAATCCTCTTTAAAATTTTTAAAAGCAAAATTATATCCACCAAACGAAATTCCTATATTATCTCCATCTATAATCTTCATCAATCCGTTAGGTGTTTTGGTGTTATGATATGAATTAATAAACTCACTAAAATATTCATTTTCTGGAGAATTGTTTACAATAATAGTATCACAAGGAACTCCCTTATCAACAGACAGTTCGTATAAAAATGTTTTATTTTCAAGATTAGAAATAAAAAAATCTATATCTTCTGTCCCACCAAAAGCCTTCCGCCAACCACAATATGTAGGAATAACCTTACAATTCATTTTCCTTCCCTTTCAATTTTTAAAAAAACCGTTTTACCATCAACAACAACATAAGGCAATGGATGGTCAGAAAATGTTAAAGATTTAATCTGACGAATAAATTCTGATTCATTAGTAATAAATGAACTATCTATTTGATGAGATAAATCTTTCTGTTTATACACATAATATTCATCACTATGTTTTTTATAATCAACAATATTTCCACTAATAACATTTTTAAAATTTCTTTTTAGAAGGCTTAAACCAATTGAATTGGATTTTAAAAAAACCGATTCAGCATCATCACCATCAGAAATTTCAAAAAAATCAGTATCTATTATTCTACCTGAATCTAAACTGCTATCAATAAAGTGCATTGTACTTCCATGCACACTTTCTCCATGCCGTAAAGCCCATGTTGCAGTATGTCTTCCTCTAAATTTCAATCTATAAGAATGATGAAAGTTAACTATCCCGTAAGGAACTTTATTTATATCTTCTTGTTTTATTATCTTCCAATAACCCAAAGAAATAACAACATCAGATACCCCTATAAGCTCATCAAAAGACATTAACTTTTCACCAAAAGTCCAATCAGAATTTTTTGCATGAATTCCAGAAATATCAAAATCTAAAAACTTTTGTGCCTCCTGCAACCAATTAACATAGGGAATAAAATAATCTCTATTATTTAATAATATACCACACGTTTTTTTCATAAAGAACCCACAAGTGTATCTACAATATTTCCAACATCATTCTCATTCATCCACCATCCGCACGGCAAAGATATTTGATGGTTATGAAAATAATCTGTTTCTGGCAATTTACATAAACTGTCATCAAAACATGAGTAATAATGATTTGGAGTATGCACCAATCCTGCATCAATTCCTAAACTATTTAAAGTTTCCACTAAAGAATCCCGATCTATATCCTTATGTAAAATAGCAGTATATACCCAGAATGATGGATTAGAATCTTCTGGATAATCCAACCCACAAATAAAATCTAAATCAGAAAAATAATTAGAATATTTTTGTGCATTTTTTCTATGAATTTCTAAATTAGAAATACATCCAAACATATTAGAGAGTCCAATAGAAGCAGATATATTATTCATATGAAATTTATAACCGGCTTCCGTAATATCAGTATCCCATCTCTGGCCTTTCCACTCTCCATTCTCATTCTTTGATGCTTCACGGTCAATACCAAACCACTTTAATCGTTTAGCTCTATCAAAATCATCATCATTCAAACAGACCAGAGCGCCCCCGTCGCCACATGTTAAATGCTTTATTGCCTGAAAGCTATAACAAGTAAAATCAGAAAAATGAGAAATAGATTGTCCTTTATAAGTTGCACCAAACGCATGGGCAGCATCTTGTATTAATTTAATACCATGTTGCTTACACAAGGAATGTAATTCAACTAAATCACACGGCAAGCCTGCCCAATCAACACACAACACAGCCTTTGTTTTGTTTGTTATTTTATTTTTAACATCACCTACAGAAATATTTCCAGTTTTATGATCTATGTCGGCCCAAACTATTTTTGCTCCCAAACTATGAATAGGAGTATTTGACGCAACACAAGTCATAGATGTAGTTATCACTTCACTATCTGAATTAACCCCAGAGAGTTTTAGGGCAAGAGTTAATGCAGAAGTACAACTATTCAAAGGAATAACGTTTTCTTGAACAAAATAATCACTCAGAGAATTTTTAAATTCTGCTACACAAACTCCCTCGTTCAAAAAACCCGAAGCTAAAATAGGAGACAAATCATTTAGAATCTTCATTTCATCAACATACACTTTAAACAACGGATAATTCATATTCTAATCTCCTCAATATTCTTTCCTATAAAACTTTCCATAGGCTGCTCTATAATATTTAAATCATTATCTAAGTATTGTTCTAATGCCACACTAGATAAAACGTCATCGGCGCTAGTATATTCAAAGTTAGAACTTTCCGAATCAATCATATAATGAGCAGGGGAAAGTATATAATGCCCGAAATCTTCTCTTGCTCTTAAAGACTCAGACAACCCAATTAATTTTTCTGCAATTTTCTCACCGGGCCTAATTGGTATCATTTTAATTTTCTTATCATACTTCTTTGCAAAAATATTTGCCAAATCCAATATGTTCATAGAAGACAATTTCGGAATCCAAATTTCACCAGAAGACCCATGTTCAATGGTATTCAAAATTAAATCTACACTTTGGTCTAAGGTCATCACAAATCGAGTCATATCTTTATGAGTGACTGTCAAAAATTCTGAATTCAATGATTGATATTTAAATAATGGAATAATACTTCCCCTCGACTCAAGAACATTTCCATATCTAACTCCTAAAAATCTAATATCGGAATGAAACATCTCATTGCTCGTAACAATTCTCTCTGATATTGCCTTTGACATCCCATAAACATTAACGGGTTCACACGCCTTATCTGTGCTAACAAAAAGAATGGTATCACATGATAAATTAGTTTTATTTGCTATAACAGAATTAACTACAATAGATGGGCCCAAAATATTAGTCTTAATACTCTCTTCAGGAGAAATTTCACAGGTATCTACTTGTTTTAATGCAGCCGCGATAATTATAATATTTGCATCTACTTTAGATATAACGTCAGAAACCCTTTGCGAATCGCGAATATCCCCAACAAAAAAATTCAAATTTTTAGAATCCTTATACCGATTCTTTAAAGTCCAATGCTTTGCCTCATCCCGTGAATATATGTAAATCGAATTATCGGGCAACAACCTACGAATCAAAGAAATTCCCAAAGAACCCGTTCCGCCAAAAATCAAAACTTTTTTCATCTCAAACACCCCGCCACCCAATTCAAATCATCATCACTCAACTTTTCATTATACGGTATACTAAGAGTTGTTTTTTCTTTTTGTTCTGTCCCAACCAATTTAACAGAATCTAATTTATATATAGGGTGTAAATGCATAGAAGAATAATGAATCCCACATGATACGCCAGAATCATTTAAATTAGACATGACTAATTCTCTGTCGTCAACATCAATTCGATATAGATGTTCGCTAGTATTAGTTAATCCAAATGCCTCATTATAATACTCTCGGACCTCTTTAAGTCTTTTCTTTTTTTCCTCTAATTTATAAAAATTCTGCAAGGCAACATGTGCTTGAAATGAATTCATATACATCTTCCACCCAGGAAACTTTATACCCCTTTCCCAACTATTCGTTTCTGTACTCATTCCATTCATGGTTGCTTCTTTGAACCATTGAATTTTATCAAAATCATCCGAAACTATCACGCAACCGTCCAAACCCCCGACAGGTTTTGTTGGATAGAAACTAAAAAACATCAAATCATTTGGATTTGCCTCTTTATCAAATTGGCCTCTTACTATTTTTTGTGCGGAATCTATAATCTTATAATTTCCAAAATCATGAAGAACATACGAATGACCAACCCACTCCGTATTATCAATAAATTTAATCTGATTGCCGGAATTTATTAGAGCATTTAACACAACCGGAGGGATCATACTTGGAACCGAAACCGTAAGGCTTTTGTTTAGAAAAGCCAAAAAAATTGCACTTGTCGCACTAGAAACCGAACACGCATATTTAGCACCAACATAATCAGCAATGGCTTCTTCGAGTTCCTGAACTACAGACCCATGCAAAGAATGGCCAAACTTTGATGTATCCACAACATAATTATTAATATTAAAAAGGGGTATCATTTAAACAATCCTTCAATTTATCACAATTCATGGAACAGTCCTTTGCCATATCAACTCCATCAATATTTTCTAGGTATATCTTCTTGATTTTTGGATTTAATTTTTTGACAAAATCATAGATACAAATAGACTCACCGCCCACATTAATAATTCCTATTTGGTCTAAAAGTCGAAACACAAGTTTTGCAGAATCTTGACTTGTTATCATACTTTTTTTTGCATTAACAATAGCACCTTCATGTGGATATGGAGTTTCACACATTCCCATCCTCAATATCAAAGAATTTGGATACATGCGAACAGCGCATTCACCGCCCAGCTTTGACCAAGCATAATTATTAACAGGAAATAAAGAATCTGATTCTTTATAATTACCAGCATTGCCGGGATACACATAGTCCGTTGATATATAAATCAACTTTATCCCCATCTCCATACAAGCCAAAGTAACATTTCCAGTCCCTATGATATTAGAACGAATGCTTAACTCGGGAAACTCGTTATGAGTTTTCATTGGACGAGTAAGTGCAGCCGCATGAATAAAAATGTCAGGAGATATTCTCTGTATATTATCCACAATATCATTCATATTCGTAACATTCATCTCATTTCTACTGAGAGGATACAACTCATAGTCTTTATTATTATCTATAAGGGCCTTAGCAAAAGAGCCATCTCCACCAGAAATAATAATTTTTCTCATTAGAACTCCAAATCATTATTAAACTTTGCCCGGAACGCATCCCCAACATCTTGAGTCTTTGCTGACCAATACATCACGCCTAATGTTTTTCTTTCAGAGTGTTTAGTGGGGTCAGGAAATCCATGCCAAGAATTCTCAGAACATTTAAACACATTCAGTCGATTAAACTTATATGGAACTTTTGTGTGGCTTCGTTCTCCATCATGAAGTAATAAATCAAAAGAAGAATTATAGTCTTCAGAAATACACAAAACGGCACTATATTCCCTCACCCATTTGGGATGTAACCCATGAACCTTGGCATCAACATGCATACCCAAATATCCCCCAATAGGAGTTACCATCATACCTCCCCCATAATAAGATGTGTCTGGAAATGTCTTATCTGTAAATCCCTCGAATATCACATTAGGGTCAAAATGAGAAGCAATGTAATCCAAAACAAGCAGCGCGGGCGGAGTTGTAAGTTGGCGATTTTTTGAACAGTATTGAATCTGATTATCCCCTTTCCCATATTTCACCCAATCTTCATCGGAAACAACATCAAAACTTGTTGCGGCTGCTCTGACCAAAGCCTCTGAGGGAATAAAATTATCTATAGAAATATGTGGAAACGGAATATCTATTATAGTAGTCATACTAAATTCTTCTGCTCCTTTAAATATAAACTCCAATCTTCTATATAATCAAGTTTGTTATATTCGGTGCTTGAAAGTATCAACAAAACAGTATCTTCTGACATATACACCTGCTCATCCCAAATCATTTCTGGAATATATACTCCAACACTAGGAGAATCTAACAAAACACTTTTTGATCTTTCGCCATCCCTACATATAACACCACAACGGCCGCGAAGGCATATTAAAATTTGCTCCGTCGTGTAATGTGCATGTTCTCCTCTTTTATTCTTAGTGTATACAGCATAAACATAAAAAAGCCTCTTTGGTTCAAATGGAAGATGTTTTGAAAACTCTAAAGGAACCAAAGTTCCCCACCCAACATCGCCACTATCTGTAAATGCATCAAAATACATCACCTTAACGTCATCAATAGTTCTCATCATTTATTTTCTGTTTCCCAAGTTTCACCAAAAAATCCAACAGGCGTTCTAATCTCATCTTCTGGGTTATATTTTTCAGTTAAATAATACATCAAAATAGAATTAGGTTCTAATGCTTTATATCCATGATATATTCCCGGCGGAATCTCAAGAACTCTAAAGTTTTTATCAGACAAATACTCAAATGAAATATCATAAAAATCTCCAGCTTCTTGTGGAATTCCAGTTTTAGGCGAAGCCAATCCAACCTTAAAAGACCCTTTAAGGCAACACCAATAATCTGTTTGGACATTATGTTTATGCCAAGCAACGACATGCTTTGTTGAATTGACATAAGACACATTGATCTGACCCGGCGTTTTTTCAAACACATCAAAAATTCTTTGAGCCCGATCATCCTCATAACATGAAACATCATCAAATTTATAATTCATCATTCAACAATCCTCACAGAAGGAACATGAGTAATAAACCTACCACCAAAATAAAGTTCCTTCTTCTTAATCTCTTCAGCAAAATTCCATGCACCCAAAAACGCATAATCAAACACATCAGAATCTTCTTGAGGTATAACTGGAATATGCATACCCGGCGAATACTTATGTTGCTTTTCTGGAGTAGTGTCTGTAATGCATGATATTAGATCGGTTCCAGTATCACAATAATTAAAAACTGTAGTTGACTTGGACGTTGCGCCATAACTGATTACTTTTTTATTTTGGTCCGCACATCGAGTCAGCATATTCCTCAAATCTTCCTTAGACTGAGCAACCCTTTCGGCAAATCGGTTAAAGCACTCAATATTATCCAAGCCAATCACCCGCTCATAATCAAGGTGTCGATCAATGTCTGGTCGTGTATTATGACCAATCTTCTGTGCCCAGATTCTATTTGATCCGCCATGAACGCTCAATGAATCGGCTCGAACAATCTCAAGACCATTTCTTTTCAGAATTTTAGACAATGCCATCACAGAAAAAACATGAGAATGCTCATCATAAATCTGGTCATAGGAATTATTATTAATCATACTGGCCAACGACGGATCTTCAAATACAAACATCCCATGCGGTTTCAATAACGAGGCAACTGCGGAAAAGGTTTCGTCAAGGTCTGGTATATGACAGATACAATTGGCAGCAAAAATTAAATCCATATATCCATTTTCAATACTAATTTTTTCTGCAAGATTTCTATCCCAAAATTCAGAATAGGTTCTGTATCCCATTGCATTTGTCTCTTCTGCAAAATTAGAACAAGGCTCTACGGCAAAAGTAGTATCCTTATCCCAATTTTTAAGAAATACTCCATCATTAGAACCAATCTCCAAAACCTTGGGCGGTCGGGCTGGTACAGATGGTTCCCAATCCAAAGAGTTTTTTATACCTTCACTAAATTTTGCAAAATGATTTACCATTGTTTTTGACATTGACCCACGATATGCATATGTATCATTAAACATCATCTCTGGCTTAACATAATTCATTTGTGTAACAAGACAAGTTTCTTCATCAAACCCAACCGAAAGGTTATAAAAAAATTCAGCATCAAACTGTTCTTCTGTTAAAAATCCATTTGCAATTGGCTGTCTTCCTAAATCCAAAAATGAAACTTTCGACATACTAACCTCCCAACTCAGAAATACATGGCGAAAAATATCGGCCGAGCATTTTGTCATAATAAAAATCTTCAGCAAGAACCTTGAACGGCACACTTATATCATTAATTTTTTTCATATTATATTCAACCATCCAATCTTGAAAATCTCTTTTCTTAGACCCCCCTTCAAAAAAAATTCGGCTACCCGAGTCAAGGACATTCTTAAAGTTTGCATATAATTTTTCTACAATTTCTCCTGTGTTGGAAATATCAACATGCAACACATCAAAAACTGGATCATCCTCAATCCAATTATCAAAAGACTTCTTTTCCAACTTAACGTAGTCTAAAACAGAATAGTTTTTAAGATTAGATACAACCACATCATAGTTAGAATTCGTATAATTATAGTCATCAAAAAGATCATAAGCATAAACAACGCCGGATGTCTCTTTTGCAGCTAATGCCAAGCAAACGGTAGAATATCCGTTTAATATTCCTATATCTATAATCGTTTTCGCATTAGATTCTATAACAGCATCGTATAAAAACCGACCCATTTCTTTCTGTCTATAACTAGAAGCTATATTTGGATTTATAAATTTCAAAGCAACTCCTCAACAAAAGACAAATATTTTTTAGTAACGCTTTGGGTTGATACTTTCTTTTTAATTTCTCGCATCACATCTAAAGCATCATACCAAATCCTAGTTTTATATGTAGTTTTAGCATACTCAATCATATCCATACATACCAGATCTGGATCAGACAAAAACTCATCAGTTTCCGTGTCTATTGAATACGGATAACTTTCGTCAATTAAAACTCTAACCGGAGGGTCTAATGAAGTTATGATATTAGCTTCTGACCCGGCAGCAGTAACTACCTTTGTTGCAGACTTTGCAATCCAATAATGCGACGTATCTGCGATTTTTGGGCAGCGAACAGCATAATGACAATTATATTTTGATGGGTTTGCATCCGACATTATATGAGACAAAACATCTTGATTGAACTCGGCATCTAAAACAATCTTGTGTCTATCATCAAAAGTAACATCAGAATTATTAATTGAATTATCTTTTAGTGCGTAGTGCAATGGCATAAAATAATCTTCATAAAAATTAGGATACTGCCTCAAACCCAAATCTCCTTGAGTTGGCCCTGCGCTTGAAACCCCGCCTCCAAAAAACAATCTAAACTCTTTATCTCGTTCTTCTTTAAACATATCAGAATTTAAAAAATAATCATAGTTATGTGGTATGACCGCAATTCTAAAGGTATTACTTAAAGATTCTAATTTAGCTTTATATATATCACTAGCAACAACAACGCCATCCACATCGCAAATATTCCTGAAATACGAAGTCATCTCAAAAACATTTCCGTCGCCCGGAATCAATATAACTATGTTATTATTATTCTTTAATTTATCAATAAGAGATTGTTCTGCTTTATGTTTTAAAAATATTAAAACAGAATCTTTAATATTCTCCAACCCTTCTGACACATGAAGAACAGATGAAGGAATTCCCAATGAACGAAGAACTATAAAAGATTGGTACAACATAATATATGTTCCACCAGTATGCCTTCTATATACATAGATAATTTTTTTCATTTCAATTTCTCTAACATAATATTATACAATGCAGAATAATAATTATCAACTACAGGACTAAAATAACTAACGTCAATCCCGTCAAACCATTTCATATCCAAATAATCTTTTCCACTAGGCCCACTAATATATTCTGTACCACCAACAGTTCTTATTATATTTGCCAACAATTCAGACTTGGAGCCAGCGGCAGCCAATTCGCTTGCAAACACTATGGGCTTTTCTATCTTTAACTTATTCATACACCATTCTATACTTTTCATGTTTATATCTATAAGACTCTCAGACTCATAGACAAAAGAAACATCAATCTTCATATTCTGTACAATTTTGTTTGAAATTTTTTTTCTCCAATTTGGAACATTACTTACCGCAACATCCTTAATTAATTTTGATGGTGCAGATTTTTCTATCGGAACAGTAAACCACTCTTCATCTCCCGATGTATTTAAAAATTTGTTCCTATTTTGAAAATTATTCTTTTTGAATTTTACGTCGTCAAGAATAACAAATAAATCACACGCTTCCATCTTTTGAAAAAACCCCATATATGGAAAATGTTCCGGCTGATGTATCGCAACTCTCATATTACTTCCTTATAAAGAACAAAGCCTTCTGCATATTTACAAACACGACTCATTGCACCATTACTCAAAAGTTTAGCCTGAATGTATTCTTCTAATGTAATTTGATATTTCTCAGAACCAAGAATCTGAGACTCATACTCACAGGAACCCAACATCTTTTGGTTTGCTTCATCACCACTCAACTGAACAAAAAGATTGGGATGAAACGCGGTAGTCGAAGGTGTCTCATAAAATAATATCTTATTCTGATACCTACATGCCGACAATGTTGCTTCAGAAACAGTTCTATGATCCTGATGGGTATCTTCTGGGTATGGAGTAAACACATAGTCATACTCATTTTGGGTGACTAGATTCTCAATATGACTTATGATTTTATTTTGATTCCTAAATAATTTCGTATCATCACCATCAAAAAAAGAAACATTAACTTTTTTGTTAATAATTTTCCAAGAAGAAAGCTCTTCATATTTGCGAGTCTCTTCAGACGGATTTATATTTTTTGTAGCAAAACAACACACATCAATGTCAAAGTTATGCTCATTTTTAACAACAAAACCAGAGCATCCAATAAAAGCATCATCTGGGTGCGGGCTAATCAAAAGTGCTTTTTTCATGACAAACTCCCAGCCTCCTTCAAAATTCTCCAAGTCATATCACAACACTTCTCTTCCATAGTAATTAAGTCATAATGATAGCCCAATGTATCAATATCTAAAGACTTGGCAAATACATCATTTAAACTATTAGAAGATTCGTGGTTATATGAAGTAACATACTTTGACACATCATCATTAAAAAGTGTAGTTTTTGAACAAATAGTGTGGGTATCCGATATTGCACATTCACCAAGAACTCTTGGAATGGGATCATATGGCTGGCCAAATGGCCTTGGGTCACAATTTATAACATGTAATTTACTATGCGCTGTGTAGTATGGCATTTGATTTATAAAATCAACCACGCCCATTATAGAATAAGAAATATTTTTTTGTTCACACAATTTAGCTAAAGTCTGAACATAATCCGGGTCAGCGGTATCATTGCCAACAAAAACAAAAGTCAAATTATCACAAAGAACGGGATCAACTTTTTCAACAAAATCTAGCTGATTCTTTTCTCTTCCAATCTTTCCAGAAAATAAAACAAAATCCTTCTTTTTAAAATTATCATCTTCAATAATTTCTTTTACTTTTTTTCTATAAAGTGGCGATGGTGGGCAAAATAAAAAACCATCATCAAACCAAAAATCACAATATTTTTTATTTCCGCCCAAGCCCATCGGCTTAATATTGACCTTAAACCCAGAATTGTCTAATGCTCTTTTATGATTATGCCTGGCTGCCATATTATTAAATACAGAAGATCGGCCGATAATAATATCATACGAAGAATCAATATCGTCCAAAACAGACACTTCGTTCCCATTAAGTTCAAAAGAAAGAAAGTTGCTGCCTCCCTTGTCGTATGTTGCATGAATAGTGCCATTAGGAAACATCTTAGTCAAAAACAATGGATAATCTGTCGCCTCAAGTTCATTTTTAAATGGTGAAAAATGAGCGCACAAAATTTTTATAGGAGACGAAGACACCCACACTTCATCAATATCAAATAAATAATCTCGCTCTACAATCTTTCTATTATGTAACGGATCTTTCATTTTCAATACTCCCTAAATTATCTAAACACATTTTCCAATTATCAAAATGAATTGATTTATCGTCAATGTATGCGACAGCCCGAGGCTTTTCTGAAGTAACTTTTGTCACATACCTATCCATATCATATTTCTTGAGCCACTCCCAAACCAATTGGGTGCCCGTCTTACCGTTAACCAGCCCCCTGTCTGGCTTGGCCTTAACAGTAAAAATAACAACATCATAAGTCTTCGACAATTTCTTTAATGCTTCTTTGGCACCATCCACAGGAGTATCATATATTGTTCCATCATAATATCCCTTTGAGTTTTTATGAATTACTCCATCAAAATCCAATGCAATATTTTTTGTCTCATCTGAAAAACTATGCTCTCTAATTTCAGGAACTATATCAGAATCATAATGAGCAATATCCTCTGGACGATTGCCTCCAATTGGCGGGCACGCTTTGCCCGAACCATGCGTCAACTGATATTGAAGAAATAATGATAGTACCTCGGCAGTATGATAAAAATTACATCCCATAGCAACCTCTGTCAAAGTTGGTATTCTTTCTGTAAAAGGAAATGATGTAATTGTTCCTAATTGCAATTCATTAGAATATCCCCATTGAAATGCCTTAATCAAATCCCTAGATGTTCCAGATGAAGAATATCCCAAAATCAATGATTTTCGTTTTTGTTCCATAGTTTTCCCGGAAGTTACATTTCTCAACCATTGTACCATCCATTGATCCCAATTGGTATCATTAATATATGAAGTAACTACAACACCGCTGGCGGGACATATTGCATTTTTTGTCCCATTACTAAGTCTTGAAATATCAATTGCTGCATGGTCCGCAATAGCTAAATTTCCACCATGACCAAGAACATAAATATCATGGCAATCATTAAATTTGGCTTGCAATTCATTCCATTCATCACTAATCACCAATTGATAAAATTTCTTTTCGATATTTTCGATCTCAAGAAATGGTGACGGCGCATTTTTCATAATCTCTTCTTTAAATTTATCCATTGCCAATCTCCTCTATTCTCTCCAGTAAAAACGTGGTATCCATACCAAGGGCAACAAAGCCAAAATTAGAATAATTACCAATACTAGATTCTACATTTCTAGGAATATGAATACCCAAAGAGCTTTCTGAAACACTCTCTTTTATTTTATCTATGGCTTCTTTATATCTATAATCCTCAAAGTCTCCAACACAACCAAGGCTTGCACTTAGGTCATATGGCCCAATCAAAAACATATCGAATGCATTTGTTTGGACAATCTCTTCAATTTTATTAACCCCCACCTCGGTTTCAATTTGACCTATCAATATTGGTCTATGTTCTCCCAATGGCTGCACGCCCCAACCATTTTCTCGCACCAGTCCCTGGCCGCGTCTTCCATGTGGGGGAGAATGGCTTACGCAAGAGCCTCCCTCAATAAAATAATTTTTACCCGGATACCTACAATAAGAAATTATATCCTTTGCTTGAGATGCAGTTTCAACCGTAGAAAAAATCAACCCATCACATCCGGCATCCAAACAAATCTTGGTCAATGTTTTATCCAAATATGACAATCGAACAAAACATTTCTTTCCAGATAACTTGACCACCTGAATGCAAGAAAATAATGTTTCCACATTAAAAGGACTATGCTCGGTGTCTATTACTACACCATCAAAATTATCAACAGAAGAAAAAATCTCAGAAATAATTGTAGATGGAATCTGTTGCCATAATAATCTCATTTTTTTATTACCTTTGTTACCAATTCCCAATCATCCTCTGTGTCAATGTCCAGATTAATCGGAAAACTTAATGGATAAAAATAGGGATTCATACCAATTCTCATTTTTGTCTTACGAAACAAATCAACATTAATTATATAGAAGACAGAATTCTCCTCATAAAAAATAGGCAAGTCCTGAGTCTGCTCTAGTTTAACCGGGTTATGATTTACCGGGCAATATCCATATGACTCTTTTCTCCAAAATCTTGATTGAACTTGATTACAAGACACCACAGAATCATATCCCCGGTCGAGCATGGCCATGGCATTCTTTAAAATTTTGACATCCAAAAATGGGCTTGTAACATGTAGCTGACAAATATTATTTTCTTCAGACCCATAGCGAAAAACAAAATCATCAATCAAATCACAAACAGATACATCATCTCCGATTAACGATAAAGACCTCTGATAAGGAATTACATGTTTACATTTGACATCTTCACGGATCTCTTGTTCAAGAGATTCACTATCGGTATCAACATAAACATCAAATTCTTTGAGTTTGTATAGCGTGTGTTTGTAAAGAGGAACTCCATTAAGAGTTCTGAAATTCTTTTTTGGAACTCTCTGAGAATTCTCTTTTATTGGAATGAATATTTTCATATTTTAAAAACTCACCTTTGTCAAATGTTTCCATATTCAAAATAAAAGATAAAACAGGATCTAAAGAAACTACAGGAGTATCTATAAGAGTTTTTTTGGCATATTCCCACATATTCTTCTGCACATGTCTCTTTGAATTAAAACATTGGTTTGCAAATTGTTCTTCTGTTAAATTTTGTTCCTCTTCTACGCCCGACTTTATTCCAGAAATAAAACCATCCAAATAAAAACTAAAACCATAAACAGAAAGACGCGACGGATTAAATCTTAACAAATCATATATAGCAAGAAACCCAGTATTAGGTTTACAGCTAACATCCTTTGCTAATTTTGTATGAAACATATGGTCAATAATTCTCATTGGAATATTTTCAAGAATTTTATCAACCATCTTTAGATTAACTAACTCATGAAAATCAGTAACACGGGCTACTCCTTGAAAATCGGAGTTCGGGGGAGTAACAACATACTGCACTCCACAATCAAAAAGATATTCTGGATCTACTTTTCCAGCGTTGGCTGGTTTTTCTATTAAACACGAATATAAAACATCAGTCAAAAAACCAACATCCTCTGAATGTTCTTCAACACATTCAATTCCCCGATTAAGACGAACCACAACATCATGAGAATCTATTTCATTACCATAACCAGAACCAACCATATACGCAGCAGGGCCCACAAGAGCAACTGTCTTATTATGTATCAATTCATCAAAAATATTCACATCAATACTCCACAAAATTTTTCTTACAAAATTCCAATGCCTGTTCCACACTTTCAACCTCATACGTTCCTTGATTAATTCTCGGGTCTGCGTGCATATGATAAATGCGGGGGGTCAAATGTTCATCTCCAAACTCATCATGCATTAGCCGGTTCTTCTCTCGATTGGCTTTACTTCGGATATTGTATTCAACTGGAAATACATACAACTTTAAATCATCTTCTAATGTGGTCTGCCACAAAGAAACCCGAAATGACGGCTGATCCCAAGGCACAATATCATACCACTTATAGAAATTTTCACGCCAACGCTCCCAAAGGAGGTCCGTCTTCTCATTCTTCTTAAATGCAATGACGCCCGTATTCAACTCCGAAAATGAATAAGGAATTTCACCATATTCGGGTATCGTGTCAGAATACTTCTTTCGCTTTCTGGCCAAATCATGAGCCAGGGCAATATCAAAATTATCAAGAATATCAAACATATCACCGATGTCATAATCAATAATCGTATCCGTATCCAAAAACAAAGTTCTCTCATACGGGGCGTGCATTATATAATCAATCTTAGGTCTTAGATGATTTACTTCAATTATTCTACACTCATCAATAAATTCAGAGTCAACAGGCTTATCTGAAAATACTGTAATATGCAAATCAGGACAAAATCGCTTAACCGACTCGGCAGATAACGTAAGTTCCTTTAAAAAATTATCACCAAACGCAATATATAAAACTCCTTGACTCATTTTATATCTCCTCTATTTCCCTATAAAGTTTTCGAGCCCAATCGTGAGGGTCATATAATCTATCAAATTCTTTCTTTGCATTATCAGCAATTTCCTGCCTCGTCCTATAGTTAGTCAACTTCAAAAGTGCCTTGTACCACCCAGCCTTGTCGGCAACCAAAAAACCACAATCTGGATTTCCCATAACATGAAAATGGCTTGGAGTAATGTCAGCAACCACAGGAATCCCTAACTGATGAAATACAAATGCACGGCCGGCGTTTGATTTATTTTTAAACCTCATACTATAGTCCGTATCAAATAATCCCTGATTTGGTGCCTCTGAATCTACCCCGCTAATTACTGCGTTCGGAACTACGCCAATATCACAAGACAATAAGGAATCTGCAATTGTATCAAAATTCCATTGTGTTCCAATAACATTTGCATTTGGAAGAAATGTATTATTAATCGGGCCAGACGAGGCAACTAAAAATTCTACAGAAATTTGTTTTGATAACTCTTCAATGGCTGCATTCATTCCCAGTACAAATTTAGAAATATGTGGCGGATGGCCATGAAACCCTATTCTTAACGTGTCTGCCTGTTGATGATTCTTATATAAAGAAGAATCAATATACATTTTCTCAATCAAAGGAAACAAAAACACATTATCATAATACGAAAGACTTGCCTGTTCTTCAATAGAACCAACAATTATAAAATCAACATCAATATTGACATCAGCGCGATGATTAATAACACCAATCTTTTTATTTGAATAAGACTTTTTAATTTTTGATGCCAACACATAATCAGACTTTCCAAAAATAACAACATCAAAATTAGTAAGATCGGGAAGGTCGCGAATTGCAACTTTAGAAGAAACTCCAACATCATTAAAATAATCATTCAAATCCCGAACCCAAATTCTATACGACCCCGCAGAAATATCATCATGACTAGAATAAAACAGAATATTCATTCAATCCTCCCAAACACGGCAACCTGATGATTGGGTTGGCCACTGGCTGCATTTCCTACCCGATATATATAATGGTCGGGTATCTGTTCACAGATTTCATCTATATCAAAAGAACACCCAAACCGTTCATCATAGTCATCAAAAATCCAAATAGGATCATCGGACTGAAATTCCTTTAGTCGTTCCACATCCTGCAATACCCAGCCACGTTCATGCCAGCCGTCGATATAAAACATATCAATTTTTTCGCCAGAAAACTTAATTGTCTCTGCCATCTGTTCACTCGTTCCAGAAACAAAATCTGTTACGTCTGAATATTTTTGAGCATAATCCTTATCTCGTACATCACGAATATCACAACTCCAGACAAATCCATCAACCTTGGCTGCATAGTGAGCAAACGTATAAAATTGCCAGCCCTGGGCGGTGCCTACCTCTGCAATGTTCTTTGCACCAAACTGCTCTGCAATGGACACCAAATAATATCCTCTGCGTGATAGTTCCGACAGACACTTGGCTAATTCATCTTGTGACAAATCATGAGTTCGGCCTTTCTCTTCCTGAATAGGAAGATTAATATCATTCCATATTCTCTGATATTCTTCAGGAACCTCTAGCTCATCAATATCGCATATCAATTCACTTCTCTGCATCTTCTTGTTTCCTCTTCTTTACCAAAATCTCCCAATTCATTCCGGCAAAATTTCTCGGCATTCCTGTATTGACAAATACATCTGAACCTTTAAATAAAGGTATAATATCACCATCAACCGAATCTATTTCATTCTCTGCATAGGCGTCAATTTCCTGCTGTACCTGCATCTGTAAAAGAAAGAATCCACCGGGAATCAAAACTCGTTCTATCTCAGAAACCATCTTATCTGGATGCAATGAATGGTCAAAAACATTCGTAAATACAAAATCAAAAGACGCATCATCAAAATCTAAATTATGCATGTCTCCCAAAATCACATGAGGTTCATTTGGAACAAGATCAATTCCAATTGCATCAATCCCCAAATCTATCATTGAAACCACTTCTTGGCCTGTGCGGGCACCAATACAAAGAGCCTTCATCCCCGGCTTTAATATGTCTTTACACCTTTGAAAAATCTCGGTGAATCCATTTAATTTTAATTCCCACTCTTCCCCCAACCACTTCTTTCGCCTCACCGGGTCCAAAGTTTTCTCTTTTTGATGCTCCACATAATCATCATAGGTTTCATAATCTTTTAACATTCTCATTTTATTTGCTTCTCCAAAAACTCCAAATACCTATCTGCCACAAAATTTATTGACAAGTCCACTTCATAATGACCGTTCATACTTCGTGAAAAATCCAAAGTAGTCGGAACATTATAGTCCCATGCATCATATCCATGCTCATTTTCGTCAACAATAATAATTGCATCTTTTCCTGCAATCTCTGGAGTTCCCCCAGAGCCAGAACATACAATTCTACACCCAGAGGATTTTGCATCCACCACAACGTTTGGGCAATGGTCTTGCGCTGCAAGATGAACAAACCAATCTGCCTTTTTATAAAGAGAAATTAATTTATGAACCGCCAAATTTCCAAGAAAAACAATTTTCTGTGGATCTGGATTATCTATATTTCCAACATCTCCGGCAACACAAAGAAGATCCTTTTCTCCAGAATGTTCCTGAAAATATCTAAGATTTTCATTCAATCGTTTGTTATGTCTCGGCGTTCCATCCCCATTGTTCCAATCTGACGCACAACACCAAATAGATTCATATGCATCCAAACCAGTTGCTTCTGGAAT